GATATCCAGCCACCACAGATTGTAGATAATTAGCAGATTGAAGATCGGTGCCAAAAGGTTTTTCAATAATGACTCTTGATTTTTCTGCGTCATCTAACTTACCTGCTTCTTTTAGGTTTGTAATAGCGTCAGCATATCTTTCTGGTGGAACAGAAAGAAAATAAGTTGTATCTTCAGATGAATCTAGTAACTTAAGAGATTCGGAATCACTCAAATCGCAAGGAACATATTCAAGTCTCTTAATAAACTCTTGAGAATAACTTCCCAATACTTCCACCCAACTCTCTTTAGAGTGATTGGTTCTGGAAGCACCAATAATCTTCAATCCCTTTGGTAAAAGATTTTTCTTATGAAGAGTATAAAGTGCTGGTATGAGTTTTCTGCGGCACAAGTCTCCCGTTGCACCAAAGATTACAATATTTTTCACTTTTTATTTACAGAATTCAACACTTCTTCCCAGTCTTTTTGGAAGAGTTCTAGACCTTTATCAGTCATAATGTTCTTATACATTCCCCAAAATAAAATTGGTGGAATAGTAACTACATCTGCACCATTAAGAGCAGATTGTTCTACCTGTCTTACATCACGAATAGATGCTGCTAGAATTTCTGTTCGAGAAAACGAATTATCAAATGCTTTACGAATATTTTTAATTAACTCAATCCCATCAATTGAATTATCCATCCAACGACCCACAAATGGTGAAACAAATGTTGCTCCTGCTTTGGATGCAAGTATTGCTTGAGCAACTGAAAATACCAAAGTTACGTTTGTCTTAATTCCTTGATTGGAAAGAAAGTTGCAAGCTTTAAGTCCTTCTACTGTACATGGGACTTTAATTGTGACTCCAGGTGCAATTGAGTAATATTTTTCCGCTTGCGAAAGCATTTCTTCAGAAGTATCTGCAACAACTTCTGCAGAAATACTTTGTAATCTTGGAAAACTTGTTACAATTTCGTGAATAACTTCTTGCAATTGTTTTCCGCTTTTGAGAATTAAAGTAGGATTTGTAGTAACCCCATCTAATAGTCCTGTTTCATATACAGGTTTAATTAAAGAAACATCAGCAGTATCTAAAAAAATCTTCATAAATTAACTCCTATTGTGGATATGCGTGATTTAATCCCCAAATCACAAAAATTCCAATGACTCCAAAAATAGTCATCGTTGTATATATGAGCTTAGTCATCTTCCTCATCCTCGTAAGTAGATGGTTCATCAAAAAGTTCTTCCATCTTTTGTTGAAGAATTCTTTCTTGCAATTGTTGTAAATCTTCTTCTGTAAATCTAATCACCAGTAAAGGATCTCCTGCCTTAACGTCGTTTAATTCTGGGTGTTTTACTTTTGGATTTTTTGAATACCCATGATGAGCATTCATGATCATCCATCCCTGCACAAACATTGATATAGAAATAACTAAAAGAACAAACCAAGGAACTAAAAAAATTAGTTCAGAGTGATTTTGAGCCATGGAAGTAATGGTGGAATAACACCTACCAGTCGGAGGAGTCCCTCAGCAAATAAAGCAAGAACCACCCAACCGATGCACATACTAATGATAGAAGCATTACGGTTGTGTCGTCGTATTGCAGCATCGATCATCTCCTGAACTTCAGAACGACTTACCAATTCATCTTGTGGTTCCATCACTTCTCATCTCCAAGAAACTTTGCAAGAGGATCTCTCTTGGTTTTAACAATTTCAACTGCTCTCTTATAGAACATATTGTCAGTATTACCAGAAGATTCAAAAGTTGCCTTGATCTTCACCCAGTTGTCATAGGTGTGCTGGTCCATAATAGTGACCCATATTACTACTATATAATAGTTTCGAATACTTCAAAGTCAATAATTTGTGTTCATTCTGTAACACTCATTAAGTAATTATTAAATTTGTAATATATCTTAAACGGAAAGAGTGGGATTCGAACCCACGGAAGCTTTCACTTCGGCAGTTTTCAAGACTGCTACCTTAAACCACTCGGTCACCTTTCCTTATGTGGAACTTATTTTGTTTAAGTTCTGTTTATTATATAAAAAATTAGAACCTTTGTCAAGTTTTAGCGAACTTCAAAATCTAATTTTTTAATTTTACGTTGGCGTCTTGCTTCTTGCCAAGCGATATCCTCATTCGTAAGAACACCTTTTTTTGATTTATTATTTAAAGAATTGAGCATAATAATTTTAGACAAATCAACAGCAGAGATTACTCCTCCGCGAATTGTTGTCATATTTGAACATCCACATGTTACAGTTTTTACTGGATGTCCCTCTATTTCTCTGTTGCAAACTTTACAACGAACATTTAAATTTTCCATTATCCCATAATGTTTTAGTTGTTTTATTTAGTCTCCATTTCCCCCATCTCCACCATCCCCACCAGCACTTGAAGAGGAACGTTTTGCCATTGCTCTACCAGCACCAACATTAGTAACTCTATTGTTATTATAAACTTTATGTGGTTTTGCCATTTTATAGGCAATTTGTTTGAATTGATTAAATGTTTTCATTGAAGATGTGATCTTAACTGCCAGATAAACTTACCGTGCGATTCCATCAAATCTTGAACCAAATTAGCAGTAGCATATGACTTCTGATCTTCTGCTTCATCAGAAATTTCCTTTAATAAATCACAAAACTTTTCATTATTTTCAAGAAGTTCTGAAAGCATATTATTTGCTGTAGTAGAACTTGATGCCTCTTTGATTTGCGTAACCTCAAGCATTCTCGAAAGAGAACTAAGAGGTTTTACATTTAAGTATCTCATGTGCTCTGAGAGACGATCAATCTCTTCAAACATTGTTTCATATTGACCACCAAAGAGTTGATGAAGTTGAGTAAAATCACTCCCTACAACATTCCAATGAAATGCCCAAGTTTTATGAAATAAAACAAAAAGCGATGACTGAGCATCACTTAAAAGTTTAAACAGATTTTCCATTATACTCTTTTTCAAGTATTTATGTAAGTGGGCAATATCGGATTCGAACCAATGACTTACTGCTTGTAAGGCAGCCACTCTACCGCTGAGTTAATCGCCCAAAAAAAAAAAAAAATTAATTTATTAAAAATTGAGTAATGCAGAATCTTCCAAGTTTTTTATTTAAATCTTCATCATTCATAGTTATTTTATCTACTGAGTGAAGTATATTAGATGGAAATATTATGCACTTATTATTTTCAACTTCTATATCTATTTTACGACCTTTATGTATTAAAGACAAATTTCCACCATGAAACTTTTTTGGTGACTTAAAAAACCAAGTTAAACAAGTAGATATAGCATTGTCTTGATGTGGTTCATAGTAGTCTCCATTTTCATAATATGAAATTAAAGTAGTATCTCTTTCACATCTAAATGTGTTAAAAAACCAAGAATCTGAAGTTGGAAATATTTCATCATAGTAATCAAAAATTTTTCTATTTACAGAAAGAATATTAGATAATTTTCTTTCTGTGTAAGTAGAATCCAAAAATAAAGAATTATTTCTTTTTAATATTTTATCATCAGAATTTCTTGCAGGAGCAGATTCATTTAAATCTAAAAATTTGTGTGAGTAACACAGAAAATTCAATTCCTCCCAGATAAGATTTAATTCATAATCATCATATAAATTTTTTATTACTATAAAAGGAAAAGAATCGTTAAAATGTGCTATATCCATTATAAATTTTAATGTAGAAAGGTGATTAGTGCCAATCACCTACAGAAGACACTTTCTGCGATTTTCACCGTATTAGAGGACGGTGATAAGAGAAAACACCAAACCTTATTCTTCCTGTTTTCAGGAACGCACCAAATGGGTTGGGAGACTCTAGAGATTTTACCTCCGAAGTTTGTCCAGCATTTTCAATTTGAAAGAATCGGACATTTCCAATCCTTTCAACTCCACAACCTGGATTCGAACCAGGGACCAAGTGATTAACAGTCACCGACTCTACCGCTGAGCTATTGTGGAATAAGAACCCGAAGATTCAGAGCGGGGTATCGGAATCGAACCGACGACATCTAACTTGGAAGGATAGCGTTCTACCGCTGAACTAACCCCGCATATGAGACAATCATAAACTATTTTAGTTTGATTGTCAAGCGTTCCGAGAGGGACTTGAACCCCCGACCAACTGCTTAGAAGGCAGATGCTCTATCCAACTGAGCTATCGGAACATTGGACAATCATACTATATCTAGTCAGGATTGTCAAGCGGAGAGAAAGGGATTTGAACCCTTGGTGAGGTTACCCCCACACAGACTTTCCAGGTCTGCACCTTAAACCACTCGGTCATCTCTCCAGGTGGGCAGGGAGGGATTTGAACCCCCGTAGGCAGAGCCAGCGGATTTACAGTCCGCCTCCATTAACCACTCGGACACCTACCCATGATGGACACTGACCTGATGGTTACTCTTTCTGCGGAGGGAGGCGTCAGTTGTTTATATCCGAGCAAGCACCTTGCTGGAGTCCATATGATAATAATATCACTGTTTGGGGCAGTCGTCAACCCAGGGAGCACACAATCTCATTTCACCTCCAAGAACTGATTGGGCATAAGATCCATCTGGTGGTTTCTCTGAGTATCGTGGTGAAGGTATGCTAACCTTTCCATCGTCTCCTGTCAAGCGTTCATACTCTGCGATTGCTGCATCAACGTCTCTTGTAACTCTTCTTTCTACTTTGTTAGGATCTTGAATAAAAATCTCGTTAAGAATAGTTTGCGGGAAATATTTTCTTTGAACTTCATCCAATAAGTCCCATAATCCATTTTCTGATACTCCAGTGCATTGTGAGAGTGCTGCAATAAGAGTCGATAATACAATACTTAGTATTATAAGTTGTTTTTTATCTGGTTTCTTTTTACCAAATTGAAAATTAAAATGAGGCATAAGGGGAGGTCTGCAGCACTCCCCCATATTTATTCAGTTGTCAAACTTCTACCGTGATCAGTCGGTTAGCATATTCATGTGCATAAGATGTACGGGCACCATGAATGCCCCAACCAATCCAACTATACGCATAGTTCATGTAACGGTCGATAGACTTACCAGGAGTTTTCATTCGGTCTTCGATTCGTTTCCATTGAACTTCATTCGTAAGATAACGAAGTTGCGTTGGAAGTGTTGATGGAGAACCACCAAACTTCTTAGCGAAATCACCCAATCCATAATAACGATCGGCAGATGTCCATTGGATCAGACCATAACCACGTCCGCAGTTATGATAACTGGTCCTACTACCACCTTCACAAATATTAGGCACGAACATAGATTCCTGCTTAATATTGCCCAGGATAGTAGCAAGGGCGTTTCTGTCTTTAATTCCTTGCTCTTGGAAATAATCCACAGCAAGTTGTTCATATTCTGAACACCCTTTACAAATTAGCCTTTTCTCTTTTGTCTTTGGAATTGCAACCTCGCGGATTGCTGTCGTCTCTGGTTCAAACTCTTTAATAATAGAATAAGGTTTCTCTACTGGTGGAGGAGGACCTTGCAGTTTATAACTAGAGAATGGCAGTGTTGCCGTTGTGGTTGTAACCATCGCTACAAGAGGAACGGCTACAGTAAAGTAGTTAAGCATTAAAATTAATTGAACTCTACATCCGTATAGAAAGGGGGTACACCCTCTTTTCAAAGGGCACTTTCCACGGCTCTAAATGTCACTCAAGGACTAATAACGAAAAACCCACCATTTGGGTGGGTTCTAACATAATATGCTAATATTTAGAATTTGTCAATTGGTTGGATTACCGAACATCAATTTCTTGATCACCAAATCCCTCTTCTCTTTCAAGACAAAGATAATCCAATTCATTATCTCCCTCAGGAAGATTAATCCATTCGTCAAATTCTTCTGCAATTGCAACAGCATTCAATTGTTGTTCAATATTTCCAGTGTCCGCAAGATGATGAATTCTATCAATAGACCAATCTCGAATTTGAACTACGGGTTCAATCGTGGTTTCCATAATAATCTTTTCGGAAGTAGGTTCATCCACTATAGGAGCACTCGGTTCTTCCGTCAAGTGCTCCAAAAGATTTTTAATCCATTTTAAAGGTTTCATAAAAAAATTAAATTTCTTTTTTCTTTGGTTGTGTTTTTGTTCTTCTCTTAAATCTACTATTTGTCGGTAATAAACTTTGATATTTTTTAGGAATTTTTGGTGCATCAATTACACCTTGCTTTTCTTTTGATACGTGTTTTTTTGCATAATCACTATCCATAGTAGAGGAATAATGTTTCCTTCCCCATCTATCTGTTCCCCTTTGCCCATCTGTTTTTACAACTTTTCCAGGAGATTTATCTTTAATGTCTTTTTTAGGAACCCTAAAAGATATTACTTTAGTATCCTCACCCTTTCTTTGTCCAAAAGATTTTGCAGTTTCTTTTGATGTTGAAGTATAAACTTCTGGAGTATTGAACCCAGATTTTTTAATTTTATCCGCAGAAGATGCAGAAGTTCCGTGATACATTTTTACATATCTTAATCTTTTTGCCTCTGCAATAAATTCTTGGAAGGTTTTCATTTATATTACACTTTTTAGGTATTTATTAATCTACACTTGTATCCTTTATGTTGCTTAAACTTTCCTTTAGCAACATTACACATATTTGATGCGTCTATTCCTTCATTCTTACAAAACTCATTCAATCCTTTAACAATCAAAACTTCACCATTAGGTTTAATAACTTCGTAAGTTTTCATTTGGTTTGGTTGTGGAACAAACTTTCCTTTTTTTGACTGACTAATTTTATCTTTAACTTCTTGACTTCTTGGAATTCCTCTAAACTTTTCTGCTTGTTTTTGGTAATGTTCTGGTGGAAGAATTGATGGTTTGCCTTTGCGAGCACTACTTTGTTTCTGTTTCCACTTTTTAACTTCTTCTGGTTTTTCTTCTAACCATTTTTTAAAGTTTCTTTGCGAAAGTTCTAATCTTAATTTTTCTGCTTCTTCAGTTTTACCTGAAAGCATACGAGAAGCAATATCATCTTCAATATTACCATACACTTCAAATAATCTCTTATGAACCTCTGCGTGTGCCCATAGAGGGAGTTTTACTAGATTATTTGGTTCATCAGTTCCTCCCATATATTTTGGAACTATATGATGTATGTGGTAAATCTCTTTCATTTATAGGATGTTGCCGTTATAGTTATTTATCAAAGTAATCTTTTCTAAAATAACGACTCAAAATATTTGAGTTATAAAAAGCAGGTGTTCCGTCCTCTAATGCTTCAGTCAAAACTCCGTTGACGAATAATTGTCTCGTCTCCTCAAAGTTTGTTTTGCCCTTTGTTTTATGTAATGATAAGATAGTTCGGTTAAAATTTTGTCTACCAAATTTGATAATGTCTTCTTTAAGTTCTGGACAAGACCCATAATAGTTTTTCCAATCGGATTCGGATTTTACTTTTCGTTTTTTACCTTTTGGTGTTCTAAACGACCAAAG